GTCCTGAGCATGCGGCCAGAGCCGGCGCACCCCGCCGAACGTCAGGAACTCGCACGCCTCGTGCTGCTCAGCCAACAGCACACAATCGAGTACCCACCGACCGAACCCCGGCTCGTCGACCCCGGCCGGGATCTTGAACATGTGCTGCGTCACCCGCTCGCGCGCCGGGTCAAGACTGTCCGAGGTGCGGGCGAACACACACAGGTAGCCGCCACCAGGGCCGCCACGTTTGAACGTCCAACCCGGCTTGTACCCCAGGCCCGCTATCCAGCTAGGCGGTACCACTCGGCCCGAGCCAGATCCACACCAAGCCCACGCACCGCAGGCGCCACCACCACCGGACGGTCAGCGTCAGCGCCGATCAACGCCATCGTCTGGTCGTTCGCCGGGTAGGTCACCACCGACACGTCAAACAGACGGACCTCGGTGATCCGCCGCTCAGCCCAATCCGGCGACCACTCCTGCCTCGTTACTTCGAAGGCGAACGACATCTGATCCATGTCGCCCCGCTCCATCGCTGACCGCAGACCAGCCACGATCGGCGACCCCGGATCAAGATCGGCGTCGACCAGCAGACCGACATCGTCGGCCTCGAGCGACATCGTCCCCGACTTCGTGCGAGCCAACGGCACCCCGTCATGGTTCAACAGAAACCGGACGTCGTCCCGCTCAGCGACCGACTTGTTGAACGCCCCAGCGGCGATCGTCTCATTGAACCCGCCGGCCTCAGGGCCACCCCAGATCGGATACGGCTGGTCGTACGTCGACGCATACCCGACGACCCGCACCCCGCCCGACGCCTGCGACTCGCGCAGCTCGACACCAGACCAGGCGCGCACCTCCACCGTGTGCGGCCCGGAACGGGTGGACACAGCACGGACGCCACGCTCACCCAGCCGGGCCAGCACCTCGTCAGGGATTCGGAGTCGGTTCGCCACCACCACCACCACCACCGTTCGTCACAACATCCTCGATCACACCAGCCGGCGAGTAGTTCACCGGCACATACAAGTCGTCGCCATTCGGGACCGGCTCGTAGCCGACCATTGCCCTGGCCTCGTTCGCTGTCAGCACGCCAGGCGTGTTCCCACGACCCACCGCCTTCTGCGCCGTGTCGAACAACGTCGGGATCGACGTCCGCAACATCGACTCCGGGTCCAACGTCACCGGGGTACCGCCAGGCACCAGCGACGTGTAGATGTCCTCGAGCCACGCCATCCACGCCCCGATCGTGTTGACCAGCAGCTGTAGCTCGCGGCCCTCCACGTTCGCGTACGTCAGGCTGTCACCAGACTTGCCGCCGATCGCCTCCGGGGGGACACCGAAGAACATGCACACGTCAGCGACGTTCGCGCCGATCGTCTCCAAGAACTGAGACTCCTCAGCGTTCACGCTGATCATGTTCAGCTCCCAGGCGTTGCCCGTCACCAGCGGCTCACGAGAACGCACCGCCTGCTGGAAACGAGACTTCACCTCAGCCGCCACCGCCTGCCCGACGTTCGGCTGGTCCGTCAACTTCAGGTGCGACACCGGCTGGCCCTGAGCGTCGAAGTAGTCACGCCCGAACTTCGTGGCCGACATCCCCAGCCGGATCTTCGCCGCCGCATGACCGATCACCGAGCGGCCCACCGGCTGGCCGGGGGCGACCCGCATCGACGGCGCCACCCACAACGACCCGCCTTCCTGCCACAGTTCGACAGGCTTCCCGTCGGCGTACCAACGCCAGCGGCCGTTGTCATCCCACCAGGTCACGAGATCCGGGTGCAACGGCAGGATCTTCCGAGGCCAACCCGACGGCTCGAACGACGTCACCAGACCCGCCGCGTAACCCCGCAGCATCACCGACTCGAGAGCTTGCGAACGCCAGTGCTCACCGGACATCTGCGGGTCGGGGTGAGGGTTTGCCACCACAGTCGGGCGGGCGGGGGTGTCACCGATGTACGCCGGCATCTGCCAGCCGACCAGACGGACAAGCAGGTCGACGCAGCCGTACACGGCTCCGTGTGTCTGGGCGCTCTCGTAGCCGATCGACTGCTGCGCCGAGACCACCCCACCGGCACCGAGGAACCCGGCGAGCAGAGACGACGTCGAATCGGACCGCTGCTCGGCCCGCTGGCCGGTCAACACGGCGGCGATGTCACGCAAACCCACTAGCGCTCACCCCTCGCAGCCAGACCGGCCAACACGCCCGACAGCACACCGACCACAGCCAGCCCGCCCGTCAGACCGTCACGCCCCCACTGCGACACCAGCGCGCCAACCATGCACGCCAGACACAACGCCACAAACGCGGCCGTCCTCACAGTGAACCCACCACCACCTCCATAGCATAACCACGACACCCGTGTAACGACATGCACCCCCGTCACCAGAACGAACCCAACGGGTCCGACACAGCCTCCCGGCCAGCCAACACCCCACCCAACGCCAACGTCACCGCCACCAACGGGCTGATATCAACCACCGTCGACCGGCGCGCCCAATACCACCCGCCGTCCTCCGACGGCCGCTTCACCGCCCCCTCAAGAGCAGCCCGCAACACCGGCTGCCCGTAATGCCCGAACACCCCCGACCGCACCGCCGCCTCGAGCTCCACACACGACTGACGGGCCTCCGCCCCGGACACCTGCACCCCCGGCCAATCAGCAGCCTGCGACGCCGACGCACCCCGAGGATTCAACAACCACACCCCACCCCACCTCGAGCGCAGCGCCGACACCCGGCCGGCTAGCCACGACACCCCCTCACCATGGGCGACCAGCTCGACATGCGGCACACCGTCAGGTCGACGCCAACACGCAGCCACAGCAGCCGACGCCTGATCCGGTGACACATCCACCGCGAACACCAGCCCAGACCCCGGGCGCTCCACCCCCGCCGCCGCACACCCATCCCACAGGTGCAACGGGATAGCCGGGTCCGCACGCTGCGACGTCCGCTGATTCAACGCCTGACGCCTGAACCCCGACAGGCCATCAGGGACAAGCAGCGCCTCCCGGTACTCGGCGGCGACTGTCGCCTCGTCGATCGTCACCCCCAGCGCCGGCATGCACCCCCACCACGTCGCCGGGTCACCAGGGTCGGCGTCCTCCGCCGCCGAGTACTCGATGAAGCACAGCCGGTCCTGGTCGCACGTCCCGGCCTCCACAGCGGCACGGCCGGCGTCCACCCACGAGTGAAACCACTCCGACTCACCTGCCGGGCCGACCGTCGAGATGATCCACAGCTGCGCGCCGGGCAACCCGTCACGATGGCGGGTCTTCATCGCCGGGCGTAGCGCCTGATGCAGCCGGTCGTCGGGCTGGGCCATCGCCTCGTCGATCATCCCCAGGTCCACCACCTGGCCGTGACCCGACTGTTTCTTCGACGCCATCAACGTCTGCATCGACTGGTTCCGGAACTTCACATGCTCCGAACCGTTCTGCTTCCGCACCCCCTCCGACCCTGCGGCCAGGAACTCGGCGAGCGGCGACGCCTCCAACGTCGGGACGTGCTCCTCCATCCACTTCTGCCGGGCGTCCAACGCCGTTTGCATCGTCCACTTCACGTGGATCCCAGGCCAGCGCAACGCCCTCTGCACCCACACCGGCAGCGTCAGGGTGGTCTTCCCTTGCTGCCGCATGACCGTCACGACCACCGTCCGGTAGAACAGGCGACCAGTTTCCGGGTCGATCTCCCCAGTGACGTCGGCTACCTCGCGCTGCCACGCCATCAACGGCGACCCGAGCTTGGCGGCAACGAACGCGATTTCGCCTCCGATCGTGCGCCGCTCAGGGTTGCGAGGCGTCGCCCATCTCGGAGAGCAGCGCTGCATAGGGGTCGGAGCGATCAGAGCCATCGGCGAGTTCCTTGTAGGCGGCCCGGTATTCCTTCACGAGCTGCGCCATGCCCGGCTGCTCGGCGTCGATCGCAGCGGCCAGCGACCTGACCGCGGTGGCAAGAACAGGGTCGGCAGACGGGCGGGCCGCTAGGAACTCGTCTAAGGCTGCGCGGTTGCTGACCGGCAGTCGGTGGGGCGGAGCGGGCTGCGGGGCGTTCTGAACGCCGTTCACGGGGGTGTGCGTGGGTTCCACGCGTCACCAGGCGTTCACGGGGCCGGCGAAGCCTGAGGGGGGGGTTCACTGTGAGGACGGCCGCGTTTGTGGCGTTGTGTCTGGCGTG